TTTGCCATATGTCTGCTCTAAACACCTGTGTACCTTCTGGTACTCAGGACTATGAGACCTCAGAGCTTCTAGCACTTCTTGCCTTTGATTGGATCCTTATACGTGTGTGTCTCAATCGGTTGACCTGTTGCTAAGTCGAACACGTGGAAGGTAACGTAGCCAGGGCTAGAGCATGCCCAATGTTTACACTTGACCTCAATCTGACCAGTAGCATTCTTTGCAATGCCATGCAGAGTTCCCCGGCACCGTAGCTCTACGGCTTCCAAATTAAAGTCTGGGAGTGCCATCGTTATCCAGTCACCTGTGTCAGCTGGCCCTTGTCGTTGAAATCCACTTCAACGAAAGCGTGGGTATTGCTACCTGACTTCAGATCATCGATGAGCAAGTAGTCGAGTTGTTCATCGGAGAACTCACTGGACTCAATCATCTTGTCGTTGGCGACGCTCCACTGGTGGGTCACGCTATCGTCGTGAAGTTCGATCCCCAGAGAACGCCATTGAGACGGTGTGATCTTCCGATGGCTGGCATCGCCGACATACTTGACGAACGGACCCTGGCGCTTTGGCTTTGGGGAACGACGCCGAAGATCACCAGGAGGCTTTGGAGCACTTGCCGGGAGCGGCTTGTTGGCTTCCTTTGGCTGCTCCGACTTGGCTGCTGTCTCGGTCATTACAGATTCCTTTCTAAACCGACGCTGTTACCCTATCGAGTATCTTATACGATGACGACCGACATATCGTCTGATAAGCGTCATCCTTTAGGTCACGCGAACGTATGCCTGGTATAGCTTGACTTAGAGTCACCCCGTCAGTACCACCTACATCAATCATACTGCCAAGGACTGCGTCCAAAATATTAAGAACGTTGTCGATTCTGAGAAAATCAGTGGAGAATTGCTTATAGACATGTACCCAGATCGTTAGTGACTTGATTGGAATAAAGCAAATATCGTCGCCACGCAACCCCTCGCTATCCTGATTCCACGTGAGAACCATAAACATGGTATCGTTGGGGCGCTGATCACCGTCGTAATTAACCAGAACACTCGATTTATCGAAACCGAGGTCAGTTAACAACGATTCATTCACGATCGCGTCGTAAATAGCTGCCCTAGACATTACCCACGCTTCGTCCTGTTAGTTCTACCAGTCTTTCCAGTACCAGCACGCGACTTACGTGGCTTACGCGGCGCATGCACACCACTACCTAGTTCAACACCTTTGTAACTAGCGAATTGGCCAGCATTACCTGGCTGACCACGAAAATAGAATCGTGCCTTCTTAGCGGCATGCTTAGTTGCGCCTTCAGCCGCCCCAATGTGTTCCGTAGTACCCTGGGAAGTTCCACGATCAAATCCTACACCTGGGCCGACAACAGGAACTACCGGAGTGTCTAGATGCTCTAGCATACCAGTCAGAGCTTCCATAAAAGCTCTGGCGGTCTCAACGAGCGTGGGCATAATTACTTGGAATCGACCTTCGTAGTATTTCTCCAAGTAAATACCATACTCGACACCATGACCCATGTGAAGACTGTAATTACTACCAAGAGGAACACGTGGCGCTTCCGCCCAAAGTTCACGCTCTGCATCACCAGTGCGATTCTTCCATGGGTGAGTAAGCTTCATCTGCTCTTCACCACGCTCAGCGGCCATACGCAATTCTTCTTGGATAAAATCGTGAGTACGTTCATCAAAGGTATCCAAATAGACACCCAGACTACCGGGGCTGAAGTCGAATGACGTTTTGTACATGCTAGCTCCCTAAACTCGGATTGGAGCTAAACAATGTAACGGCTGCGCGAGTCTCATATCCGGTATTTGGTATAATACCATCTACCTTCCATGACCCACTATCATCTTCCCAAGTGTCGTTAGGCTGGATATCTGCATCCCATCGCCCAATGAGTACGTAGTCGTCCCGCCGTACTTGACCGTCATCATTTGGGCTATACGAAATTCCATTAGAAATGGTCTGATTTATCAATCGGAAGACCTGCATCGGAATCCCGACGACTGTGAAGTCTCTGCCACCACCCGGCTTATCTACAGGCACCTGACGCTGAAGCTGAACATTGACCGGTCCAGCTATCGTCGCGGTATCCAAAATAAACCAATCAGTGGTGTACCGGAGCAATCCGGTCATAATCCCTTTGAGAATTGGTGTGGCTTGTGGAGGGCTAATCGGTACGGACATAAACACCTCCATAAGGCTGGAGGCCATAATACGGGAAATGCCCGTGCCTACGCGGGTAACGACGCCTAATCTTGCCTACACTCGTAGCATTCATGCCGGCTACAGCATCCCAGTACTTTAACATTTCCTGAGCATGCTGATAAGTCTGGCTAAGCGGTCGGCTGGCGCCAGCATCCATGACATCGGTAAGCGCCGACAGATCGCCTACACGCTGAAGCCAAAATTGCCACACAGTCTTAAAGATATTGGTTCCGTTACTGTCAAGAACAGTACCGATAAAGGTATCATCCCATTGAGTCAGCTCCGCCGTCCACGAAGGAAGGTAACCCTTGACGTTGTCAATATCAGTCTGTGCGGCCAATTTACAGTGCTTTCTTGAGTCGTTTCACCAACTCGGCCTTGTTACCGTCCGTAGGCAGATCGCGCTCGCGAAGTTCCTCTTTGAGTTCCTCAACCGTGAGATCCTCTGGGCCAACTTCTTCGACTTCCGGCTCAGCTTCACCTTGATCAACTGGATCTGAAGCCCAGTGGCCGGTTACTTGAGGGTCAAAAGGGCGCTGAACAAACTTCTGTTCAGGCTCCTTCCCCTCGTCCCAGAACTTATGGGCATCAGCCGGCGAAGTCTGCGGCGCGTTTGGATCAGGCTTTGTTACCTTTGGCGGAAACTTGCGATCATTTTCAGCAATCAGATCCAGCTGTGAACGCTCCTTCAACCAAGCACGGTCTTCATCGGACAACGGCTTGTCGAGGTCGATTTGCTTGGTCATACCTGCCTCACACTGTTGCAGTTGAGTGGATGTACTGCGGCGGGATGGTGTAGCTGGCGTTCGCCGTGACCTGAACCACAACGGCACCTGTCCGCCGACGAATACCAGTTCCAAAGCCATGGACGTAGTAGCCATCAATCAGCGGGTAACGCTGCTGATTGCCGGGCATCAACTTCAGGCCCCGCCACGCGGGTGAAGCGTGCTCACGGACACCGACGATGTTCTCATCGACATTCACGCCGCCGGTGGAGAGGAACATCATATAACCAACCGGCATCAGAGGCTCTTCAATCACCATGACGTCCATGTACGCGCCCGATACGCGGAGGCCATTCCAGGTAGCCGGTGCTTGTCCACCCAGTAGACCTTCCGCGTTCGGGACCAGAAGTGCTGGCTGCCCAAGAGCCGGCACGAAGTCATAGTTGGCCGTCACAGCATTAGCGCTGACCTGACCGAATCGCCACTTCCGAATGGAGTTGATCTCGCTTCTGTTCGCGAAACAGATGATCTGAGTTCCGGTATCCCAGCCGTATCCGTGCTCAGTCAGATGGTTGACTGCCTGCTCGAAGTCGCCGGAGTCCACGGTAGCTGCACCACTGGTAAAGTAGTGGTTGTGCGTACCGTCGAATACGACGCCTTTGTAGGTTGGCGGCACCCAGCCGTCAGCGTTCGCGAGCGGGAATACATTGAACGTCATCGCGTTGATAATGGTTGATCGGCTCCGGTTGTCGAACAGAGCCTCCATCGTCTTGCGGAATACCAGCGCTTGGTCGGCCTGGATCGCCTTGGTGTGAATCGCCTCGATCTGTTGGCTCGGAGCGTCACGGAGGAACTTCCAGGTGTAGCCCAACTTTAGGTCGTAGTCCTGATAGGCGTATGCCAGCTGGTAGTAGCTGATGTTCGTGTTCTGACCACGTGGGATGCCGAATTCGGTCGCAACCTCGAACTGGAAATCACCGATTTGCGGCACCAGTTCGATGTCGGAGACCACCGGATAGGTCAGAATGCCGACAAACCCTTGCTTATGCTCGTTGTAGACCGTGTTTGCGGTTACGAACTCGCCCCAAAGCTGATTCAGATCGACACCATCGGGGGTATGGGTGAGAATATCACCCTCGACCAAGGTGCCAGAGTGATAAACTGGTGATGTCATTTCTGTCCTTTCAAGGTTATCGCTTCAGGTCAGACCGGGCTGACGTTGACTTCGAGTCGGTCAGGCTCAACAGTCGTCCCGACAAAAACGCCGCCGGCAGAAGTTGTTGAGATCGCACCCGTAGCTGGATCGGCGTAATACTTGGTGCCTGCTACCCCGAAAGTAACGCCTGGAGTACCAGCAGTTGGGCCGAAGTCGCCGATGCATCCAGTTCGCATGATATCCTGACGCTGAACTTCCTTCAGCGGCCCGACTCTGCCGGGCTTATCGTTGAATACCCAAACACCTTGAATGCCTGATTGGCCTGCGCCCTTGACCGCCTTGCCGGTGCTGTCTAGGCCATAGGCGTACAACTTGCCGAGGTCGGTATCCAGCACATCAGCCGATACATCAGCGCGGAATCCACCGACAATCGGATCATACTTGTCAACACGAGCCATTTTGGTTTCGTCCTTTCCTAAACTGGCCTAACAGCTTGAGAACCAAAGCCGGGGATTTTGTACTTTTCGCCGATTTTGCGAATTTCGTCGGCAGTGCTGCCGGTTTTGGATCCGACAGGGTGTGAACCACTTGGCTGGCCGCCTGTTCCGTCGTCTTTTGGAACCAAAAGGTATGGCTTGTCCTTTGCGATCCGCTTCAGAGCAAGATCGAGGCCATCGACAGTGCCTTTTTCGATGTCGATGTTGATTTCGTCGCTCTTGATGAACTTAACGACATCTTCTGCGTCTTGCCAGGTGTGCTTGGAGTCGGTAGCGATAGCCCAAACGAGGAATTTGGAGTCCATTAGCTCGTGGAGCTTGTCGTTTTCGGTCTTCAGGTCGTCGCGCTCTTTGGCTGCGTCGCGATCCTGGTCTGCCTTCTTCTTGTCTTGCTGAGCTTTGCTCAATTCCTTGTTCAGCCGGATGTTTTTCTTCTTTTCCGCATCCAGTTGCTCTTCAAGAGTAGGACTGCCATCTCCACTACCAGAGTCTCCATCCCCTTGATCACCGGCTTGACCAGTATCTCCACCAGAATCCTGAGATTGACCGCTGTCTTGCGTACCCTGCGGCTGATCATTCTGGTCATCATCTTTCGGAGGGTCTTGACGTTCACCTTCAGGCATTGCCCTAAGCTCCTAGTCGTCTGAAACTATTAGCCAAACCTTGATAAGCCTTATAGTACCGGATAGGGGCGCATCGCGCTCGAATAAGAAGAACAATTTTTTATCCAAGGCCATACGGCTGTTTGGAGAGTGGCCTATATGTCGTCGGAAGATTCATTTTCGTCTGTTTCGCAATGGCTGCGGCATGGCCACCAGGTAACTTCAAGCTACCTGATGTGTTTGTGCCTTTAGATACACGATGGTGCTTACCCATCCCAAGGAGCTTCGGGTGAGGTATTGTACCTATACCACCGCCTCCAGGCATATTTGGAACACCTAAACCGTTGCCAGGCATATTGAAATTGTTCAGCCTGCGTAGCCCGCCAAGGCCGCGAATCCCTCGACCACGGCCACCAGGTAACCCTGGCAGAACTGACTTCATACGCGACTTATCGCGGCTCGCACGATAAATATCAGACTGAGCATGACGCTCGCCAGTTTTGAAGCTTGATACTACTGCGGCAGTTTTCCTTCTGTCGCTAACCACCTTTGCTAAAAGGCCCATTATTTGCCTCGCTTCCCTGATGGACGCAATGGGATGCCTTGGTATGTACTAAGAAGTCGATCTGGCAACGCACGATAGGCTGGTGAGAAACCAAGAGCGTGCGTAATTTCGTGATGCTCGCCAGTAGCATGGGCCTTACCGATAGCCCAGCGTCTAAGGCTAGGTTTAGCAAAGAAAAGACGTTGCTGGGCCTTCGACCGGAATGGATGGTGTCCAGCTGCGGGTTGCCCAGGGATCGTACCAGCCGGGTAATGCGGTGTTTTAGCACCACCCATCACCTTCTTTTTCAACAATCGACCCATCAACTAAACCTCTTGCTTGTCCTTACCCCACCAGCGCTGCCCTTTACTTTCTTGGCCGGGTTGCCTTTACTACCAAAGGGTGGAGCCTTCTTGCCTCCGAATGGTAGCTTCTTCGCAGAAGCTCTGCGCTTCTGTCGCTTGGTCTGGCCCATCATTTCCTCCTTCTTGCCGCACGCTTGCGTCCGGCAGCAGCCATTGCGCCCATCTTTTTAGCTCCGTACTTCTTGCGTCCAATTGCAGCAGCGATTGCAGCTCCTTTTGCGCCGCCACCTGCTGACTTGGCGATCTTAGCAAAGCGACCACCTCCACCCAGCTTCATGGACTTTTTCCTAGCCATTGGGCCCTCCTTGTCCGTTCATTCCTGGTGCCCCAGCCATTGCTGGTTCTTGCCCCGGTGGTGGTGCAGGAGGTGGCGGAGGCGCCATTGCTTCCGCTATCTTCTGCGCATCTTGTAGTGCTTGCTCAAAGTCTGTTTCTTCGAGCTTGTAACCCATAATTTCATTGAGCTGTTCAAAGAACCAGCTGACTGGAAGACATCCACCGGGCGCACCCGGTCCCGCCGTCGTCCAGGTAGTCATCAAATCAGCTAGATCCTTGGACTTGTTCTTCGGCATCGGGTCATCGAAGGCATTTATGAATGAGACACCATCGACTGTGACACTTTCGTAGGCGACCATCCATCCGTTGATAAGATCGTAGATGAACTGATCGGCAACGTCAAGGATGTCGAGTTCTTTTTCTTGGTTCTTAGCAATAAGTGGGCCAAGCTTGAGTTGTAAGGCAATACCACTCTCCGCAGTCGTAACATCAACAACGCCAATAGCAATATCTGGAACCGCAAGGGCTTGCTGCATTGCTTCGTCAAGAGCGTGGATGTGATCACCAAATGGCTGCACGGTTGTAATTCCAGAAACTCGTCCAAATTGACCGCCAGAGGCGACCTGAACGACGGATCGCGGTGAGATCTCCCATTCCACTTCATTTCCACTCGCATCCAACGGAGGGCTGGCATCGGTCCAGTACACGCCTAGACCCTGCATGATGAGAGTTAAGTCCTCATCTGACATCGACTGATTGATGGCATTGATTACGCTTTCAACGCCGGCCAGTTCAGATGTGCCAAAGAAGCTACCGGGAGGCGGCATATTGCGCCAATGGTACACTGGGATCTGATTAATCTCTGGGGGCAAGTAGTATGGTTCGCGCACTTCCTCTATCATTGCGATATCGTTGGGAGCAAGCACCCTATCGTCCCACTTGCCCATTTCAAAGAATGCGAGTTGGGATGTGATCCTTCCAGTTGGGTATCCTCTGTCATCCAACTCCTTGCGGTAAGTCTGCCGACGTACCACTTCCTTTCCTGAGTACTGTGTAAGCTTGAGCGTATTGGCTGGGTTGTTGATTATGTCCACGATGTGGCAACCAAGATAGTTGCCCTGTGTATCTTCGATCGGGAAGTAGTGTTCTGCGCGCAACTCGAGAATGCTAATTCGCTTCTTCGGTAGCCTGTTCGGGTCGGCGGTGATGTGTAGCAGTGCGTCACCCTTGACTAACATGTAGCGTTTCATCTGTGAAAACTTGGAAGGCATCCGCTCGCGTTTGAACAAGTCCTTAATGTAGTCAGCTACCGTCTGAGAGTTTTCATTTTGTTGGGCGCCAGGGTCAGGTTGTACCTTCCAGCCGACGCCCAAGAACCTGTTGACAGCTTCGATACACTTCTTCGCACTGGGAATATATATCTGAACGCTATCTTCATCCTCATCATAATATTGAGGGCTTGACGACGTAGATGAGCCGCTAGGTGGGGTAGGGCTGGTCCCGTTCGACCCGCGTAAAGTAATGCGCATATGTTCGGGCCGGTTATGATACATATCCTCGTACAGCATATAGCTCTTAAGCCGTACGCGGTCATCCTGATTACTAAGATTTGCTACCAGACGGCTGAACTTAAGGTCATCGTGGATAAAGTCGATGGCCGAGTCGTACTGCCTGGTATCAATTGGCACGTTTTGCCTCTACCTTCTTCTCAGAACGTCTGATAGTTGGGATTTGGACAATAACCACCTTTTGAATCCGATGATCGCATGCCTGTATCGGGCAAGCGTCGCAATGTTTTCCATCGTGGTTCATTACTGCCACTGCCTCCAGTCAGGAAATCCATTCTTAGTAGGAATCATACTCCTAATCGGCTTGTCTCGCTTAAATAAGGGACTGCGCGACTTGCGGCCGACTCGAATGCGAGCTTTTGTTACGCGGGTTCCCATGTCAAGCAGAGTCCCATCACCAAAATAGCCCACCATAAAGCGTCCAAGAGCCTCAGGAGCATGGTCATCCTTCTTGAGTGGGTTCTCAAAGCGGTCACGTGACGTTTCTGCGTCCTCTTTACGCTCAGGATAGCGATATGCCAGCATTTCCTCGCGCATACGCGGGCAATTTCGACGGTCAATCATCAACTGAGGCCGCCAAATGTCCGCATTTCCTTCGCCAAGGTATGTTCCATGCTTATCAATTCGGCCTTTTCGCAGCGCTTGGCGGATCAAATTGAGTCGAACGTTGAGCTCGCCACCAGTTTTTGCAGCTGGACGGATGTGAAGCTTATCTTGAAGCGTCCGAGTCGACATTGGATCGGCTGGATCTGGGAAGAATACCTCAAGTTCTTTGGGATTTAGGTGTCGCCGCTTGATTTCATCTGCGAACTTGTCTGCTGTAAGTCCGGTTTCATGAACTTCAGCCAGAACGTTGATCTCCTGCCAAGGCCCAACCTGTATAAGTAACCAGACATTAGGATTGGTGAAACCGTAGTCTGTTGCTGCATATGTTTCCCATTCCGGGTTGAATCGCAGATCACCAACATGGTAAGCCTCATCGAAGTCTTTGAACACCTGGCCGGCGAACTCAGTAAAGTCGGCTCCAATTTCCTGAGCAAAAAGCTCAGGCGGTAGCTCTTCAACGAGTTGAAGTATCTCAGGGTCAATTCTAAGTCCATCTCGCTCCGCTATCTCAAATGGGCTCAATCCAGGCGCACCATCTAGCGTAAGGAGCAAACTCTTTACGTCGCGGTCAAGAGTTTCGTGTGGGAAGACATAAGGATTATACCAGCTGGGCACCCGCCAAGATTCCCATTCTGGGTTGTACATGTCCTGGCCCATCTGGAATTTATCATAGAAGTGGTTGTGCCCCAGTGGAGTTGAGGTATGTAAGCTCCATCCTTTGTAGTCATTGAGCATCGGGCGGATGAACCTGTGCCAGATACTGGGCTTAGCTTTGGCTGCCTCAGCCATAATAACACCACAGAGAGCCTCGCCAACTAGATGTTCTGGGTATTTCGCCGACTGACAGTGAATCTGGAACGCTCCACCCCACAAGGATATGTGCATGTTTCCGCCAACAGCGTCGTAATAGCTTCCTGGCTTGTCTAGGGGCAATTCGAGCAACGAGCAGAGATGCCAAATAACCCTGAATTCCTTCTCGGCGGTTGAATACTCGTCCGATACAATCCAGAAGATTCTGGACTTGCCTTGTCGTTTCCACTCATCGGCGACTGATCGTGTATATATGGCTTCGGGCAAAAGCACATGACCACCCAGGTCGCTTTTGCCCGTTCGCCGTCCAGCACACCATACCTTGTGCCTGGCCTGGCTCTCCAGCACTAACTCCTGCGCGGGGTGCGGGTCCCACGCGATTAGTGGGGAGTCGTAGATTGCCCACGGATTGAGTAGCGTGGGCATCGGTCACTGGTACTTCGCGCGTGTATACGCTTGTTCGACGGCAGAGTTGTTCTTGTTAATCACCGCAGCGGTGATACCGCTCTCGCTAGGCTGGCGAGTGTAGCTACCATCCCAGTTCGGGACTACCGGCCACAGCAACGGGTCGTTGGGCGGGTAATCCATCCCCTTCAAGCTCGGGTCAGGAATTGGCTGCTTCATCGAGCTACCGCTAGGCGCGGCTTGCGCAAGAGGAATCTTGGGGATATTCGGTCCACCCCAAGGGTTCAGGCTAGCCTTTACTGGCTTGTTTCCCGCGCCGATTGGCTTTTTGTTCGGCGTGCCGGTTCCTTTGCCCTTTTTCGCTGCGCCCATGCTTGAGTTCTTGACTTTGGCCATGTCGCTTTCCCTTCAGTCGGTCGTTGATAGCTCCGAGGCCAGGCGCATAGCTAGCTCCGGCAATGCCCCACACTAGCTGCTACCCGCTCGGTATGGCGGTCGCTGCTTCCTGAGGCTCTGAACCGGCTTCTGGAGTCCACCGGTATGCTGCGGGGGTGTCGCTCCTGCGCGGAAGGTCTGCGGCTGTAGCGTCGCGTCCCCACCAGTCGAGCGAATGTTGTAGTCGAGGCCAACGCCATTCACGCCTTTGCCTCGTACTGCGCCCTTAGTGACTTGCTTGCTTAGCGGCGTACCGCCTTTGCCACCGCCGAACGTGGTGTTTTTGCCACCCGACTGGGCCTGTTTGCTTGAACCGCCGCCAGCAGACCATGGTAGACCGCTCGCATCGCCCTTCGCCATTATCCAACCTGCCTTTTCGCTTTGCTTTCAAGGGTCTTTTGTCCTGACGGTAGGTTCCGACTTTGGGTGGTGCCAGTTACACTGGCGGCTCGACCTACTGGGTTCTTAGCATTACCACTCGTCATCGTACCGTAGCCAGGACTACCGGGGTCAATACCCGTAGGCCGCGGTTGTTTGCGACTCGACGGTGCGAATCGCTTCTCAGTGCCGATCTGACCTTGTGGGTACTTCGGCGCTTTTGCTCTAGCCATGAAGACTCTCCCGAATCAACGTCGCGGCTCGCTGCTCCGTGAGTTCACCATGCTCTTCAGCATCATGTATCAAGGCAGCGGTCTCTTCATTGCTTAGCGTAACGTCCATGAGCTACTCCTACTTGAAGTTGGTGTTGCCGTATGGGGAGAACGTGCCGGGGCCACCGGGCATGTCAGCGCGACGGATTGGCGTGTGTGAAATGTTGATCGCGTGCTGCTCGATCGCCATGGCGTCGGTGTTGTCGACCACGCGAGGGATCGGGTGCAGGGCCATCCTGCGATAGGGCGGTGAGAACGGACCTCCGGCCATGGTTTTCTTTCCTCCTGTGCTACTCTTTAGACCACCAGTGGAGCTAGTGGGTGTACCCGACTCAGCAACCGCAAGCTGAGAGGAACCTTTGGAGACCTGAGCCGGGCCACCACTTGTGTGCGGGACGTCAGGCGCGAGGAAAGACCCGTCATCGTACACACCCGTAGTATACCGTGTCCCGCCGTACAGCGCGAACGGTAACTGTTAGCCTTGCTCAAAGCGCAATTTCCCATCATCGCCTAGTGTTGCGCCAGTGATTTCGTCCTTAATGGCGTCGGCACCCACCGCTCTGTCGATCTTTCGCTGCTTTTTCGCGTTCTGTATCTTGGCTTTCGCCTCTTTGCGGCGCTTAGCCAGCGCTTGAGCATCGTGCATCTGCTCAATATAGCTGCGTTTTTCGTCTGCACGCCGGCCATAGTTGCGTTCAGGGTCTTCCTGGGCCGGTTCAGGCGGCGGTTTGTGGGTAATATCGCCTTCAACCCAGTAATCATTCACATTGGCGGGTTCGTCGGGGGTGACAACGGTGGGCATTGTGGCATCATCGGCCCCCACGGCATCATCATACCCCTCACGATCGTCTTGGGGGTGTGAACTTTGGTACTCCGCTTGGTTTTCTTCTTCTTGGCCATCATATTCCTCCACAACTTCGGCGTCAACAATCCCTGCCTGTATCCTACGGTGCTCGTCGCGTGTCATCGGCGCAATTCCACTCACCTGGGCGAGCAAATCCTCCCATGGCGCGTGCTTTACATTCACCGTTACGTTCTCTGGCGTCTTACCGGCTGTACGTTCAAACAGATATTTGGCGGCTTCAAAGCGGTCACGCGGCTCTACGGTGTCATCATTCGCTATTTCCACCATGACGTCGAGCATTCTGTCGAGGTTTTCGCGCAATTTCTGCTTGTAGCGCAACTCGTGCTCGGCCACCATCTCGTCGTACAGGTGGCGCGGTATCAATTCTGTCTTACCCGGTGCCTTCGGTATGGCCCCGTTACCATTTCTGCAACGCCCGGCCACCAATTCCTCGTCGTCAAGGTCCTTGACTGTGATATATCCACGCTCAAAGCACGTCTGGCGAGGCAGCGTCCTGATCGCTTCCTCCCGTATTTGCTCGTAATTCTTCTGCCCAATAATCCCGCCAAAGGGCTTAAGGTGCTTGCGCGTGGCGCGTGGTATATCAGTCATCGCCTCTTGTTCCTGCCAAGTCCTCTCGGCGCCATGTACGTCCTGTCGCCCAGCTGGTAACCAGGTATAATGGGCGTCACAAGGCTTGTAGGCACTGCTAACTTGCTAACGCCCCACGCCGTAGCCCGCAAAGCTGGCCGCAAAATCTCTTTGCGCCCCTTCGCTCGGCTTGCTCTGTAGATTTCCGTGCGCGCCGTACGCCTACCGCGCCGTGCTGCCGCGCCCAGAAGCTGCCAGCGGTGTAACTGCGCAAGCCTACCCGCCGTCATGGTGTGCCTGATTCCTGCCCTAGTTGTCGCCATTTACTCGCCCGCCTCCTGTGAGCCGTCTATACCGTGGGTTGCCATGCATATTCATCTGTGCCACCAACTCCGGCGGCGGTGTAGTCGTGTATAACTGTGGCTTGTTAAAGTTCGTTGGGTGCCTAATACGGCCTCTTGCAGGCACCTGCGTGGTGCGTTGCTGTACATGGCTAGGCACGTGCATTTCACTCGGCCGCAGACTCGCTGGCCAAGCCGTGTTGATCTGTGGTTTATTGGGGTCGTTCTGGTCGTCGTCGTCTGGCGCTGGTACTGGTAGCAACCCGCCCGTCAAGCTGTTAAAGTCTAGCGTAGCTTGGTTCTCATTCGTCGCCGGCTGCTGAGGGCTTATGTAGGCTTGTAGTGTACCTTCGCCGCCAAAGTTCGCTACATGGTGCTGTACAACGTCAACATTGGCAGCCAACTGCCCGCCACCTGTAAAGTTAGCCGTTAATGGCGTGCTTTGGCCTTCAGGCCCCTCAACCCTTACCATTTGCAGTACACATACCCATCGTTGGGACCGCCGATCTGGACGGCCATATGCATCTCGGCATCAGGGCCGGTTGTCTCGTGCGGCTGCGTAACGCAGACATGCCCAGTTAGTGGGTTGATATCACCGCAACGCCCAACTCGTTTGGCTAGCAAGCTCAGGTTCTCAGCGCTAACTCGTGCTGTGTTAGGGTGTTGGCTAGCCCTTGGTGGGCCGACATGACTGAACTGTTCTACGCCCATGATCGCCTAGCTAGTTCTTGGACTGGTTCGTCCACGGTCTGGAATGGCGCTAGAGCTTCCATTGCTTCCTGGATTTTGTCGCCGCTGTCTGGGTAGTTGGTCGGCCCTCGCTGGTGAGCTACAACTAGCGCCTGGTAGGCAGAGTTAACTGCCTCCTGAAGTTCATCCTGTCCCGGTGGTATCCCGGCAGGTGGTTTGCCTTTCATGCGCTTGGCGCTCCTGATCGCTCGACTGGTGGCCGACTTGCTCTGCGTCTGGCTGCGAATGCCTTAAGGCGCGCTGCAACATCCGGACAGTGGATAAGTACGTTGAGCGCCTGACATACGGCGATGGTGAAGATTGACCAGGTTACAATGTCGTCGTGGCTCATGTTACCTACCATTCGCGTTGCATAAAGCTTGGGCAAATCTTGTAGATCCACTTGCGAGCCGGCCATCTACGCTCGCGTACGAGAGGAGGATTAGCCCCATACCGCTCAGTGTTGCCCAGCGTGTAATAGTCTGGGTGCTCGCCGTGCGTACCCTGGAATGACGGCATGTCCTGAACGCGGGGATCGTTGAGGTTAGTACGCTTCATCGCGGCCAGGTCGAGTAGTTGCTGGTTCTTGTCTGGATCGGCGATCAATGGGACGGTGCGCCCATCTGCGCGGAGCGACTGAAAGTCAATTTCGGGTGAGGGGAAGCGGCCACGACCGAAGCTGAACTCAGTCTCCTGCCTTGAGGCTGGTACGAATGGATTCCTCGCCATACCCGTAGTATACGCCATCGGTGTAGGGGCGGTATTTACTTAGTTGAACTAAGCAACACTACAACCCTGTGCAAATTAAGCGGGGAGGGCACCGCGCGACGCAAATCCCCCTCCCAAATTCGAACATTCGTTCGAATCAGGAGGGGGAAGCTCCGAGAGGGCCGCTAAGCCCTCTCGGCGCTCTCGGCGCTAGGCCGAGTCGCCCTCGGCGCTTTCGTCGCTCTCGGGGCCGCTCGGGGCCTCGGAATCGACTAGCGCGCCGAACTTCGCGCGAAGGGCGAGAAGGTTCTCGGCGCTCTCGCGAAGGGCCTTCGCGGTCGCTTCGTTCTCGCGAATTTTCTTCGCGATTTTCTCGGCGTCCTTCTCGGCCTTCGCGAGGTCGGCTTTCCCGCGCGCGATTTTCTTCTCGGCGTCGGCTTTCGCGACCTCGGCCTTACGAACCGCGTTATTACCTTCCTGCCACGGAACGTAGAGAAGGGTCTGCCACGCGACTAGCTCGCGAGGCGAGAATTTCGCGAGGTCGCGACCCGCGATTTTCGCGAGGTATTCGAGAAAACGAATCTCGCTATCGACCTTCTCGGGAACGACGCCTGCCACCGCGTTAGCGAAGGCTTTTTTCGTCGCCTCGGGGAGACGTTCCCCCTTCGCGCCGAAAGCGTCGACGTAGGTCGGAACGGTCGGAACGGAAATAACGGAACCTGTCACGGTTCCCCCTTTCGGGTAGCGAGGCCCTCGGGCCTCTCGGAGCGACCCCGCGAGCGCGGGACGCGCCCTAAGCCTATCGTCGCGAGGGCCGAAAATCGGCCGATTTTCGCGATTTTCCCCTAAGAATATCCTAAGAGTTTTCGGGCCGATTTTCGGGTAGGCAACCCTAACTGCGGCGGCCGCGAAAAAGTTCGGGCGGCCGAACTTGCGATCGTCGGTGCGCCGAACTTGCGGTTTCGGCTGGCCGAACTCTGATGTTCCGGTGAGCCGAACTTGAAAGTTCGGTGAGCCGAATCTGAGATTTCGGCTGGCCGAAGTCTGATCTTCGGCTGACCGAACTTCTGATCGCGGCCTGCCGGCGGTCTGACTTCCGGCGTGCGCGCGCGTCTGCCCCGCTTCTGTGTGCCGGCCTGATGTGACTTCTGATCTGGTGCTGCTGCGCGTGCTGCCGGCCGGTGTGACTTCTGGCTGATTGCTGGCCTGATGGCCGGCGCTCAGCGCAGCTGATCGCGGCACACCAGCACGCCCATCAGCACTTCTGATCGCACGCGATCAGCACTTCTGATGCGCACCGCAGCACGACTTCTGATGCGCACGCAGCAGCACTTCTGATTCACCCGCCAGGCGCGCACCCAGCCATCGCGGGCACGCGAGCTGTGTCGGCGTGAAAATGTGTCGTTCATCGTTCCGTTCAAAAGTCCAATAACGGCGTTTTGTTTGGAGTTATAGGAAAGTTATTACAAAAAACACCCATCTAGCAGGGCTTTTCCCCTGTTTGGTATCTTGAAATAACTATAACTTCTCCTACTCAATATATACGGGAAAAATAAGTATAAATATATATGTTGTTATAATGTTATATTATAACAAAAGTCTATAGGAAGGAATGAGCCGCGCCCGTTACGTTATCGAAAGCCGCGATCAGGGCTTTTTCGAGTTACCATAACGAGGGCTAGACATCGTTTATAAAGGCGCGTATAATAGACGTATGACTACGAATGACTTTTTAAATGTATCACTCGACGAATCCTCGAATGGCCCACCCAAATACTCGTTACACAAGTTCTACAATGCGAATAAAGAGCTTGTTTACGTCAGCAAAAAACCCAATTTCTCGCTGATAATGCGCCACAATTGGTGGTGGAGCGTTACCGATATCAAAATAACACACTATCGAACAGCGGGTGAACAAGAAGACGCAAAGTGTAGGGCAATTAACAACGAAGGCGCGAAGTTCAATCTACATGGGAGGATCACGTGACACCGAAGGCAAATAGGGTACCACTTAAGCCGTTTAACTATACTGCTACACAAAGCAAACAACGGAATCAAATGGTCCTGTATCGCCATTTTGGAATAGGCAATGTATTACTTTATGTCGGAATAAGCAATACGGGCGCAGCCATACGATACAAGAAGCACATCTATGAATCTGATTTCTTTGACCAGGTCATTCTAACCACCTACGAACGTGGGTTCACAAGTGTATCTGAATTAATCGACGCAGAAACAAGAGCAATTCACAACGAAAGGCCGCTGTACAATAAGAACAAACAATCCATTTAGAGCGTCTGATTTCACGATCAGAAAATGCTGACCCCAAATGCTATCAATTTCTAAAATAGCCCTCCTCAGTATAGACGCCCAAAGGATACCCGACTAGACTCGAACGTAGTTCGAGTTGTTCCGGTCGGTTTGAGAAGGGAGGTGAGCGAGGATGATGGTTGAAATTCTGAACGGCTGGGCCGCGTGCGGCTGCTGCTTCGAGTACAGGCTGTTGATGGACGGTAAGTGTTTAGAGTGCACAACCGGCGGCGCGCTGGGCGCCGACGAGGAACTGTAGAAAGGTACCAAACGAGATGAACCCCAAAGCTGTTAGCAGGGACATGATTGTCCCGGTTACCCAGGTGGTGCGTATATTTGATTTCTACCTGGTCTACGTTATGGGCGCTGGTTGCGTCACTGGAGTGGCCATCTAATGTCCACTGATTGTTCGTGCGGCGTGTGCCAGATGTTGGCGGAATGCCGCAGGCCTGTACAAACCAGTCAGCAGCAGATCGCTGATCCAGCGATGCTGACCAATCTGGCCGACTTTTGCGATAATTTGTTCAACGATGACCCAACTAGGTCACCACTGCCGGCTCTCAGCCCTCTTCACGAGACGTTTCGCAGCAATATATGGGGCCCAAATGTATGGAGGAAATCACGATGAGCGTCAAGTTACGTATTACAATCGAGGTGGAAATACCCGACAACGACGTTGAGGAGGCGTACAAATACCTCAACCACGCGAATGAGGGTTGGCTCTCACCGTATGGCTGCGCACCCGTGTTTTGGGCGATTGACGAGGGTATGCGAAGCCTTGGAAACAAGATGGAGGAGTGGCATCGTGAGAGCGAAGTCAAGCTCCAGCTGGTGGACCCGATCAAGGAGTACAACATATGAGAGACAAACCGTTTACATTGGATGATGTCCTGGGTATGACCGCGAAGGACATTATCGCAATGGGCGAGGATTACAATCCATCTGACTTCGAGGATGACGCGCTCAGTGCGATACAGCTGGCGTGGGAGCTCATCCACGAAGCCAGAGGCGACTATGAGGAGGTATACAAGTGAGTAGCCAAAAGAAGTTCAGGAAGAACCAGGGTATGCGTGTGAAGATCCACGCAACCCCGGTTGCTGGGCAGAATGTACAGCCGCTGCGATCGCGTATCCAGCGGAGCCGTCGCAAGCGTCGGACAGGAGGTGTGAAATGAAAATCAAGGCTCATGGCTTTAACGCTGTGCTCGACGAGAAGGCTGCCGTGACGAAGATCATCAGCGGTAACCAGACCGAGGTCCAGGACAAGCTGAGCAACTTCGCTCGCGGATTTGCCGCCGTCGACATCGACGTAATTGAGCGGTAGGCCCAAATGATGGTCACGCTGAGGCTCTGGACGGGACTCAGCGCGGCCACCACTCAGCAGACAACGAGGTCTGTTGAGCGGGCTCACCAAACCTATGAGAGGAACCCCAAGTGAGTGATGTAACAGTTGAACAAATCATGAAATCAGTAGCCTGGTCAAACGAGGCTACCGAGATTCTGAAGGCCGTCCAGCAGCAAGCGACTGAACGGGCAACCAGGTATGGTATCCACGATGCCTACAGGTATAACGACAAGATGGGTATCTGCTGGCTCGTGGAGGGTGGACCCAAGAACCAGGTGTACCGCTCTGAAACCGCGATTTTGCGGAAGTACGCAGAGAATATCGTGTACGCGCTCAACCACGAGGGTGAGCTCAGGCAGCAAATCGAAGATGCCGAAGCCGCTGAACTCCGAGTGGCCGAGCGCGCAGCGAAGCGCGCAGAGCGTAAAGAGCGTAAGCGCCAAGAGAAGATTGCGAAAGGATTGCCGGTATAATGCCGAACCCACTGGATGGCGAAAGCTACGAAGGCGACATCAACGCCTGGAAAGCTGATAACTTCGAGCTTGATGGAGTTAAAACAAAGGCGTTATCAGATACGCTCAACATTCACTACTTCACCAGTAGTGGACGGGCGTACAATGAATGCCAATGTAACGAAGCGATCAAGACTGGTGATATCTTGATGATCTCGGATGAAAAGGTAATTGGTCTCGCGGATGCGTGGCCAGTTGCAGTAACGAAAGCACATGGTGATCTACACGATCTGGCGGAGGGATCCACGTGGGATGACATCCGCGAGTATGACGCCAAAGTGGTTAACGGATTGGCTGTCGCGACAATGATGGCTGAACTACTGGAATGGGAGTTAGCTCGTGGGTAATATCAAATCGGTAAACATACGGGGCACAGCGCCGTACTCATTTCCTGGGACGAAGGAGGCTGCCGAGTGGTTGGGCAGTCTCCACACTCCGCTCTCAAATCTGGCATTCAAGTGGAATGATGAGGATGTGCGTAACTGGTACAGTTGTAAAGCATTCCGCTTTCAGATCCACGGCGAAACGTCGATGATGTTCTCTGCGTTACAAGAGATGGTTAAGGCGTTTGAGAATGCTGGTGCGACGATCGCGACAGTTCACGTGATCGATATTGAGGACCAATCCTCCAGCCAGCCTGATATGTGGGTACGCAATGACTAGCTATGACGCTAGTTATCCGTGTGAGCACCTGTACTTGGTGGTCAGCTGGGACAAGGGTAAACGAAAGAAGGTGGTGGAGCCTTGCGGCAAGCCAACAATGATCGTGTACCTCGATACTGAGCATGTGACCACCGGGCGGGTATGTAAGAAGAACCATTTTGTAGGTCAGGTAATCGAACTAGAAAGGCATAACCTGATATGAGTAGTAAGTCAGTTACCGTGAAAACGTTCACTGTGGAAGGGTGCTATCCCTTCCCAGTGGATATGTTGCGTTACGACCAATGCTGGCCGTCACGCGCATCTGAAGACTCAGTCCAATTGTCTGAGGCGATGATGCTGCGCAAGACGAGCGACCCGAATCGCAAACGCCGCGTGCGGCTTACGACAAACGCGATCAACCGTCCGACAGTTGGGCGCTGGGAGAGCTTTGGTTGGAAGGTTGTGGAATGATCTTCCTGTTCATTGGAATGGCCCTTGCAATCACCTTGTTGTGGTTGCTTGGGCACCTAACCAGAGGAAGAAGGAGGTACTGGTGATGGCTCACCAGCCAGATTGGGTGTGGGAACCCTGTGAGATATGTGAAGACCCGAAGTGCGAATTCGGATTCTGGTCGGATGATAATCAACCTGATTCCGACCAAACCAATGGCGCAACTATTAGCGAGTGGATTGGTATGCTGATTGAGAACGGCATCTACCCGCCAGTTGGGCCACCCAGAGATGTTGTACAACCCTACATGAGAGGCAACAAAAGGTAATGGAACCATACGAAGTCAAGATGTTCTCAGCCAAAGAAGTGAGCGATATGTTTGGTGGTGCTCACGAAATGTTCAAGCAGTACAACACCAACCGATCAGCTATCAAGCAATGCGATAGCTGTAAGGATTACACGCCGAATGTGGCGCCACACTGGAACGATGTTGGTTCCACTTATCATTGTAAGTCATGCTGGTGTGAGTCGATTGTGGACTTCTGGATGCAGGAGATAGCCGCGGAGTCTGCGAGGACGAACATATGAAACTCATCCTCGTCAATGACAACAATGAGTACCTAGACCACGTTGGTGTAGCCGATGATGAATGGGACTACGCACAACAAGATGACGGCGCTGCTTCGGTTTTGCTGGGTAGCTTAGCCAACTACCGTCGTGAAGCCGGTCCAGCGCCGTATAAGATATTCGGCAACGGGTAATGTGCGGGGAGTGCTGGTGCTCTTGCAAGGTACCAGCATTCCACGGGCAAAAGCCCGCTGTAACAACAATGAGAGGAATATGATGCCAGGTAGGCCAGATCCCATTAAGTGGGATGATGAGATCCCAGGCAAGGACGCTCGCAATGAGTCTCCTTCCGTTGGTACATGGAGGAACGTCAAGTACTACATCTTCCATGTTCCATTCGCGGCTCCAAACGCCGCGTATATGGCGATGTACTCCATCGCTAGTGGCAAGTACAGGTTGCTAACTGAGTACCCGAGCAGTGGATTCAACGCGATTTCTGCGTGCCGCAGCCACAAGAACGCGCTCAAGGAGAGATTGGACGCTAAGGCGGCAGCAGAGGCGAAGGTCGATGCGAAAGTCTAAATTGGTTCTGGCTGGAATTTCGGCTAGTACCTTCATGTTTGTGTGTTTGCCGGAATTGACTTCTGATCCAGCAAATGCTACACCAGCGTTCGGTGATTACTGTACACCAGCGCACCCATACCCACCTCCTGGAGCGCCTGTGGGCGCAGTTTGTACCAGTATTGGGAACTACGGGATCAGCGGAGCGTACTGCGATCCGCAAAATCCCGTGTACACAGATTGCCCATGGTCTTCATCGAGGCCAACATATGGGCCAGTCTATCCAACAAGAACACCACGGAGATACTGAGTGAAACTGAAGTTCATGGCTGATGGGAAGAAAACAGATAGAAAGCGCAAGCATTTCTTCATTGGAGTGTGTAAGCGTTGCTATTACTTCTCCATCTTTTACGGCAATTACAATGAGTGCCCAGTATGTGAGGAACTGATATGACAGATGATATGGAGTGGCTAAACAGGAACAATCCTGAGCAGCCACCAGCCGCTCGCCCTCAGCATTTGCGGTTTGCCCGCTCGCTGATGGAGCAAAAAGACTCGTCTGAGATGACGAGCAAGATGCCAGACATTTGGCTGAAGCTCTTCCACACGATTCAGGAAGGCTCGGACACATGGCAAGGCAAGCCGATCTTGCGGAGCGACGTAAACAAGATCATTGAGGAGTTGAAGAAATGCCAGCCCAAGCCACGGCAACAAACGTACCAAACCAGCTTTGCTGAACGGGCGGGTAGACCACCGCAAGCTCCACGTGATCAGTTCGCTCCGCCAAGGACAGCGCAAAATCTGGAAGACGGCATGTACCGCCGGCCAAAGGATGGAGTCATATTCAAGCTCTATCACACTGTCCACGGCGCGAATGTCCAGGTGGCAAAGCAGTTGATCGTCGTGGACGCAGGCGAGCGAGCTACGCCGAACAGCTTCCGTGACGGCTTGACCAGTTCAATCGACCAAGTCTGGATTCGACCTCCGGTTGTGCGATTCGAGTACAAAGCACGCAAGCCGCTCTATACGTTGAAGCCTGAGATGAGGCTGACTATCGAAGAAGCGCGGAAGTTTGGCGCTTTGTACGGTACGTGCTGTATATGCGGAAGGACGCTCACTAACGAGCTAAGCATCCATCTCGGCATAGGTCCGGTATGCGGCGATCGTGAGTTTGGTGGAGACTTTGAGTTCCTACTAGCTGAGGCCGGTGAGCAGTTGAATAAGCAAAAGCAGGAATCGTTAGATGCTTTTGGCGCTCAGTTACTCGACGACATCAACTCTGGTCGTAGGCATCTCAGCGAAGTTTGGAATGACGACATAAAGGATCTTGATGACGACGCTATGTAGTGCCTGCGACAGAGAATGCCAGGTGGTAACAGTTGACTTTGGGATAGGTGCGTATGAGTATTGGGGCGCACCTGGATACGACTCGCGGCCAGCACAAGTCAGTAATTGCTGCGAGGCGGATGTTTACGATCCTGAAGATATCGAACCAACCAATGAGGAGGAGGTACCACCCGAATGTCCATAGCGCGAGAATGGGTATGCCATTTTTGTGGTGGAGTCAAGAAACTCGACCGTGATGGCTTACCGTACAAACAATTCCCAGAGATGGGTGAGTTTTGGAGCAAAAAGCTCGATGACTCCGTGATGGCCCACGTTGATTGCTTACCAGAAGGAACTCTGGAAGGCACCAATGAGGAATGGAGTATGGCGTGATTGTTATACAGTATGGCTGTTCTCAGTGTGACAACGATTACCATCGTGAAGTGGATAATCGTGAAGCCAGCTTTGATCTATCACTTGGTGAGGCGTTGCCTAAGGGTTGGATCATGGCGTATACATCAAGCAGCACCATTGAGGTATTCTGCTCCGAGAAATGTCTGAAAGAAGTGCTACCGTGACCTTTCCCGTTATCCAGGAAATCCATCAACAGGGATCACTCTCAATTGAGAATGTAGAACATGTCCTGATGGATGTCGATTTGATGAAGTGCGACCTGGGCCTCCAGACCCATTCTGATGGGCGGGTGTGGGTGTGTATCAATGGCGTAGCCTTCCTACGCTTCAAACCATGTGTGTCCGAGAAATGACTTCTAATCTGAGAGGAATTGACTTCTGATGGATGAAATCCGTTGGTTTCTGGAATGGTGCAAAACGAATCGCATCGTTCCAATGCAGCAAGACGACTTCGGCAACATGGCTATCCCGCCGGGGTGGGCATCAACTGCCCAAGAGCGTAGGCTAGGCGCTGGTGAGTGGAGCATAGAAAGGCTTCTCCAATACTACAGTGATGAGGAGGCATAATGGGTTGGTGGAGCACCGGTAATAGCGGTGGAATTGAACAAAGTGAGAACATCTGGGGTGATGAGCCAGCAGATATACTCGACCAAGCAATAATCGACATCAACGATGCGTTTATGAAGGAGTGGGGGAGGCTACCAACAACCGCAGAATGGCGCGCAGGGTTCGCATTCAATGGGACAGCATTATGAACGACTGCGGCATGTGTGGCGGACCACTCGACTGGTCCGACCACGTGGGCGAGCTTGATTTGCGGCTCTGGTATATAGGCACAGCGACTGCCGATAAATTCTACACGTGCTTGGCATGTTGGGCCAAGCTGGCTGCAGTCGTCGTGAATGCGAGGAACGCAAGAGTATGAGCAAGACCTCCATCGTTTACCTACTCCATTTTGATGAACCGTATAAGCACGCTCGTCATTACATGGGATCAACGACGGAGGCCAACCTGGACGCCCGCCTTGAGCATCATCGGACTGGTAATGGATCGCGCCTGATGGCCGCCGTATCCTCAGCCGGTATCTCCTGGCGGGTGGTCAGGTTGTGGATTGGCGATAAAAATGTTGAACGTCAGCTGAAGAACAACGTACGTGGGAATACTGGCCAGTATTGCCCTGAATGCCACGAAAGACCTCGCGGCAACGCGGTGCCTGAATGGGAAGAAAAAGCTCATGAAAAATGAAATTGTTTCTCGAAAAACCTTTACTTTCAACGCCATTTCCGGTAGGATAATGGTTGGAGAGGAATCGGAGAAAATGAATTGAGGAGACAAAAATCAAAACCGCCGCGAGCCTTATTGGACGCTGGTGCTGTTGTCCGTTTTACGATCAAATCAACGACCTACGTTGGCGTTGAGTTGAAGACTTACCCAAACACGGGTAACAAACTCGTCTACGTCGAAGACGCAGGCGAGATGTATGTAGAGAAGTGGCAGATTGAAGCCACGTATCAACCAAAGAGAGAGGAACCCCTTCAATGCAAAGAACTGGACCTGGAGGCCGCGCTTGGCAAGCTGGCGAACAAGTTCGGATCACGTCACTGACTGATGTAGATACCAAATTGCCTCAGACACCGCCGGATACCTTCAACTTGATCGGACGGCTCGCGGTTATCCAAGACCCGTACATCAACGACTACTACGACTTGACGATTCGTCTTTTGGATTCGTCGGGCATACCGGGTACTGCGTATGGTACACCGGCCATCCTGGCTTTCCTCTACTGCGATTTGGAGCCTTACAATGGGATGTAACATTTGCGGCGGCGAGCAATACGAACTTGAGCCGCACTCGACTGAAGAGCATTCCGAGGATTGGGTTAACCTCGCAGACGCTCGCGAATCGGGTGAAGTCATCTTCATGCCAATTGTCGATATCTACAACGCACTCGACGCGCTGGGTATCGAGTACACCCAAAACGAGAAGCGTAAGACTCACGTCGATCGGTGTATCGTGAAAGCTCTCGTGGACGCGTTGATCTTGAACGATCCATATGGCGATCCAAGCGTTGGTATCCACGAGAACTACGACGGTGTGGGCGCTCTCGAAATCCTGAGCAAACATCTACAGGATCACCCATGGAGTCCATATAATGGCTAAGCACCGTGTAGCCGAAGACATTCGTGATCGTCACAACCGTCGAGTGTATCTGTTCGGCAAGGTATACTTTTTCAGAATCAACTACTATGGTAAGTTCGCAGATCAATGGTGGAGGAACGATATCTAATGGGTAATGTAACAATCTCCACTTCGGAGACTGAAATCTACTATCCAAGTGATTGGCTCATCGACGGCGGTCCTCCACCAGAAACGATGAGTTGCCCGAATTTTCGGATCACCGACGAGAACGCCATGTCGATGCTCTCGATTATTTGGGAAGACTTTGGCCAGAACCAAGGAAGATGGGTGGTTCTGGCTGGGGACGGCGAAGTCGGTGAGAGGTTCGTCGTGATGCACAGTACGAACTACAAAGATGTAGCTACGTATTTCAGTCAATACATGGAGCGACTAGAGAGGTGGTTGCAAAAACCATGAAATACGGCTTCACAGGAAGTCGAGTCGGGCCATTCGCAGCTCAGCGAATTGCCTTGACTGAGTTCGTATTAGGTAGTGGTGACGACTCCGCGATCAAGGAGTGGCACCATGGGTGTTGTTCTGGGTCGGATGAATTCTCCCATAAGGTTGCGAAGGCCGCTATGCCTATCGTAGACCTGATCGTGCTTCACCCGCCAATCAATCCAAGCTCGGAAATGAAGTATGCCGAGTGGGATTACGTGAATTGTCTCTGGTGGCCGCGAAGGGATTACCTGATGCGGGATCGAGACATTGTGAACGAGTGCGACGAGTTGGTCGCAACGCCAAGCGGCCCAGAGAAATTCAGGGGCAGCGGTACATGGTATACAATCCGATACGCTATCAAAAGCGGTAAGAAGGTCAACATTATTTGGCCAGATGGGAGTTTCGAGTCTAAATGACCGAAGCCAATGAGCCAATAATGGCTCGAATAAACAAATTGCTGAACCTCGCTAGCCACGAGAGAACTTCAGAGGCTGAACGTAGAGCCTTTGAGGAAAAGGCAGAACGGCTGATGGCTCAGCATATGATCGATGAGTTCGAGCTTCGCAAGCTCGCCGAGAAAATGGGCAATAACGTCCGTAAGCCAGTGTCCGATACTTGGTCGGTGAGTTTCGCGGAATCTGTGAATAATGCGGTTCGGGATCAATGGGAGTTCGATAACCAAATCCTGTCGATGATGATGTATATCCTCGAACACTGCAACGTTCGCGTAAACAGTCGCTGGAAGTATAGCGAAGGCCAGCGGGTGTACCAAATCGTCGGATTCAAGGACGACATAACGTACGCCGAGCGAATTTGGTTCAACGTGTTCAAGACGTTCGTCGCGAATGTAAACCCACACTGGGACGTTGACAAGTCGATCGAGTGGAACGCTTATACGTTCGCGAGCGCAGGCGTTAGCTGGAAGAACCAAGTTCTCCTGGCGGAGAAGGCGAAGGACACACGAATTGAGTGGCCATGGCGTTATCAGGATGAAGATCCTGACGCCGACTTTTACAGCAGGTGGCATGCGGGTGACGTATTCGAGCCTAACAATGTTCCGTATACCAAGAGTATCCACCGATTGAAGCGAGCCTGCAAGAAGTACTCAATCGACAACAGTGTCCCGTATCCATACGCGGGAGGTACGAAGTTGAGAGTGGCTACACGGAACAGTTTCGCTCGCTCATATCGAGCAACTATCTCAAGTCGGCTCGATGAAATCAGGAAGCTGGCCCAAGAAGGTGCCGGGCACGTGGACACCGGCAAGTTCGCTCTCGCTCTCGTCGATACCAGACAGCGAGTTGACGAAGAATTCTATCGGGTGTTTCCTGAATTTGATCCAGAGGTTCGCAGGCGTGAGCAAGAAGCCGAGACTGCCCGCCAGCAAGCTAGGTGGGATGCGCTTAGCGACGCTGAAAAAGCGAAGATCATTCGAGATCGCAAACGAGAGGACGAGAAATGGCGTAAGCGTCAAGCCACCGCTCGTACTCGCTACCGCGCCATTCGCGAAGATCCAGCCGACCGAGTGGATCACGCGGCGTGGGCCCGTGGGCAACAGGCAGCCCAAAGCGTGAACCTTCGCGCAGACGAGGAAGTTAAGGAACAAACAAGGAGAGGAATCAAATGAGTAGCATGCAGATGTGCGATGTCTGTGGCCAGGTGGTCGAGAAGCCGCACTTCAAGATGAGAGTCCTTCGCGCTGAGGCGGGAGGCGAATCGCGTGATATGAAGACTGTCGGCCTTCTCGACCTCCACGACAAATGCATGGACTCGTTCCGGTCGTGGCTCACCCAACAGCGGGCTGCCGCGAAGGAGGCACTTAAGTGATTGCTGAACTCCGTCCATACGTTAGCGCGGCGGTATACTGGTTGACGAGAGAGAACTATGACCAGGCTGCGCTAGCGCTCAACCATATCAATGAAGTTCTAGATGAACAGGAGAACGTAGCGTGAGTAGAGACTTCATCATGCTCAACAGTTGGATATATCACGGCGAGCCAAAGCCGGCCAAACACCTCTGCGAAGGGGATCACATCCTGTTCGGCGGGAAGGTCTGGATGGTGATCAACGCCGAGTTCAAAGACGAGGCGAAGTATCCTAATGATTTACAGATCGACCTTCTCACCGTCGTTACGACAGATGGTAAGATGGTAAAGCAAGAGAGTTCGGTCACTGTGGATCGTGACTTCGAGGTCCAACCTCTGATCATCGCGATCCTTCCAGCCAGGAATGACGAGAAAGAATCCATCGATGCCACAACGGCCCAGGGATGAAGACATTAGATTCCTCCAAAGCATCGGTAAATGCGCGAGCGTAAGCGACGAGGGGTTTCTCTGTACTCTCAGCGCAAATCATTTTGGTCGAGTCCACAAAGCCCAGGTTCTGGGCGGCATAGACGACGGGAAGGTTCTACAGCAATGGCCTTGGTAACAATGAAGATCAGAATCAACGGAACCAACGAAAATCCCTGGCATAGAATGGGGATGAAGCAAAACCCGTTCCCTCAACTCGGGAAAGCAGAATACGACCGAGCCGAGATGATGATCAACTCGTTGGATGGCGACCCAATCAAAGGTCCAGAAGACATCCGCGAGCGACTCAAGGGATTCGACCCTGAGTTCATCGAAGGGTGCATTAAACGCTATCGTCCAGGCGAGCGCGTTGAGTTCACGATTACGTTCCCAGAGGAAAGGAGGAACCAGCATCGTGCCTGACTTAACGATCGAAACAGTACTGATCTGTCCAATGTGGGCGAGTAACTTCCAGATTAAAGGGAGCGGTGACAATATCTACAACGTCACCATAAACCCGTATGATCCACCGAACTGTACCTGTCCGGCTTTCAAGTTCTCGGGGGAGTATGGAGATCAAGATTGTAAGCATCTCAGACTCGTCAGAAACAAAGGATGTTTATACCATCCACAGAGTCATCCTCGAACTGGAGAATTGTCGTGGAACGAGTTTAAGTTTGACGACAACGGCATTGAATGGCTGAACTCCGGCGGGAACGTCATGGAACCAAAAGTACCATGCCCAGGATGTGGTAATCCGATGATTGTGGTGAGAATCGCAGTCTAACTGAGAGGATAATATGAAAGTTACAATTAGTAAACATGGCGATGTCACATTAGATATCACCAATGGCGATGGCCAAGCTGCTCTGGATTTAATAAGAGCACTACAGGCCGATAACTCGTCAGAGGCCATTACATATGACCGCCAGCCTTACCATCGTTCACTAAATGTGGCTCATGATGAGGATGTGTTCGATTATGTCAATCAATATGCATACGGTCGAACGTTGGATCAGGTTGCTGTTAGATTTGACATGAACAAAAGTACAGCTTCAGGCAAGTTATCTAGGCTGCACCAAAGCGGTAGACTTGCCAAGCTTGATCGCGGTAGATATGCACCGCTTGGGAGTCCTAAGGCAAGGAGCAAGCCAACAAAGCCGCTGAAATTGTGTAACGGCAATGAGACAAACATATGGAATTACGTGTGTGAAAATGACTGCGAGGAAGGTATCCCAGTACAGCAGATTGCTAAAGAACTAGGGATTGTCAAGGTAGACTCGGCAAGAGCTAGCATAAGCAAGATAAAGAAGCTTGGTTACATAACCAGGTTACCGAATGGCAATGTCAAAATGGTGGAGAGGTAATATGACCGGATTTGTAATCGAGTCTAATGACTACGAGAACACCCGCCAACGGCTGATGAAAGATCCAATCGTGATCGCGATGGCTGATGATGTAAGTAACTACGACATCAGCAAGCTCACCCACGAAGGTGGCAACCCGAACTTCGAGTTCATGATGAAGGCCAATGAGGAGTACCGCCGCCGTGGCGGGACAGACGGTGGCCATCTGGGTGCGATCGCCGAGGCAGTTCTAAGGTTAGCAACATGTACAGAATAACCGGGCAAGTCCCGGCCCACGAGTACGACCCCGGTGATCCGGTATTCAGTCATCACGAATCGACTAAGCCGACCGGCAAGCCGTACACACTCTCCAGGCCGGGGCGCATGATCTCGGTAACAACGGAGAACGAGCAGCACGCTGAGTATATCGCACACGCGATGCGAGGCGAGCGTGACTACAACAAGGGCCCAGTCTTCATCAACGTGGAGATTGAAGAGGTCTGACGTGTACGTCAAGTTTCCAGGAGGGTGGCGTAATCCAGGTGGTTACGTCGTCCCCTGTGAAGTAGTATCTCAGGTCAATGATACGAGAGGTGGGTTGGTGGGCGCATACGTGCGCCTCACCGCCGAAGATGGTTCCGTGAGTTGGAGCCAATACGTTCGCAAGGAACAATTACTCAATGATGACGAGGTGGAAAATGACCAAATATGACGATCCACTTTTGGAAGCTGCTTACTCTCTGGGCAGAGAGAAGGGCGCATTCCTCGCGAGAGGAATAATTGATAACGATACGCCGCTTAGCCAAGCTAAATTGCTAATCGACGGCTACGAAGTCAGCGAAGAATCCATCATGAACGTATGTCCAGCGCCGCTATCCGGTGAATGGGCTGGCGAGGATACGCCAGTAACGATCATCGAAGAAATAGCGGATTTGACTGAAACAGACGAATTGCTGAAGAAAACTAGTATCGAATCCGCAATGGACGCTGCGAGCGATGTACTCGACGTTTTCGAGGCTGGATATCACGAAGCGTTTTGGGAGACCGCTCTAGATCGTGCGAAGTCCCTTCTGGAGGCGAGTCCAATTGAGTAATGGTCCTGTCCGTAATCCGAGTGGCTACCACTCCAAGGGTGTCACATATAAGGATAAAGCCAATAACTTTGGGATTTTCATCAAAGATTTTGGCTGGAAAGGCTCCTGGACTGAAGACTCGGATACAGGCGACGTCACGCTAATCGCAAAAAGAGACAATGAGCGCATAGAAGTGTACTGGAATACGCCGCTTCCCTGGCCAGAAACATACTATACATTGGGTAACAATCGTATAAAGGTCAGGAACCTAAGCGCAGCCGCGAAATTGGCGCAAGAGACACCGGATGCGGCGCGAGCCAAGAGAGGCTTTAGACGCCGAGTAAACGGCATCGCGCTACCGTTAGCCTCAGGGCCAGCAACGCCCCTTCTAGACTACCTAGAGGACGCGCCTGAAGACGATATAGCGAGTGCTCTTGTAGGTGATAGCATCACCTGGCTCAGTAGTCTCGGAGGCGAGGCTCAAACAGATCGTATATTGCCGAAGCAATTTAAGGTAACCGCAAATAAGGAGGGCAGAACAATCATACATTTCTGTGGAGACTTCGGTTTCCATTCGGTCTATCTGGATGCGATCGTGAATGTGTCATGATAGGCAAAGTCGTATGCTTCGTGTGGGTTGGCGGGGTGACGATGGGAGTCGTTATCGCCAACTCACACTACGCTCCGCATCAGCCTGTATATATCGGTCCACCACTCAAACCGCCAACGCCTACGACGGTGATGCCATCAGAGGGATTGCCAACGTATTGCAAACGGAATCCATGGGATCGAGTATGTGCGGGCAACGTGTACCAGCCTCCACCGGTACAGGCGCCACCTACTACGACGCCAACGAATCCAAATCAATTTATAGTAGTCTGAAGTGAATGCTTCCCTCTCAAACGAAAATAGGGTAAGATTAATGGTATGGAAAGGAGGGAAATGGCCAACATTTGGTTAATGGGAATTATCGAAGACAGGATTTGGGTGAAAACTCATTACGATCCTGACCTCGTTAAGGAACTCAAGGCAAAGCTGCCTGGTCCGCCCAGATGGAACAAAGAGCAAAAGTACTGGACATTTCCGCTACACTGGGATGTATGCACGAAGACCCGCGAGTTGGCGGATAAGTATGGCGCCGAAATAAAGATCGCTCCTCAGTTAGGTGAATGGGCGCGACAAGAGAAAGCCAGACAGGAGACAATACCTGATGTCCAGTCAATGGAACTCGTCGATCTACCAAGAGTTGGTCAGGAATCTCCTGATATCTGGAAGGCTCTTTGCGCTCGACCTTTCCAATCTGTTGGAGCAGCCTTCGCAGCCCGAAACAGAAGCTGTCTTATCGCGGATCAGCCGGGATTGGGTAAAACTATTCAGTCAATTGCAGCAATTATTGAGTCAGGAATTACCGGACCAATCCTTGTCGTCGCGCCGAAAAGC